AATCCAAGCTCCTGAAGCCTAGAACACACACCCGCGCCTATCTCAATGCTGTCTACACAAATCTCAACAGGACGCTCCATAAAACTCGTGGCCTCATACTCCGTCAGAACAAAGCCCACAGTCTCCATAAGGTCTTTACCCTGCCAAGACTTCACAGGCTCCAACAAGACGTTTCCCTGCCTCTTAGCAAGCCCACAGCGGTCATTCCCATACTGAGCTACATCCAAACCCCATATGGGCGAGATATTCATAGCATCAACCTCACGCGAAATCGCAGACTCCACAATATGCCTACCAATCAACGTGTCGTTGCTATCCTCACCAAACTCGCCAAGAGCACGTATGCGGAAAATGTTGCTATCCTCACCGTACTGAGACTTCATTTCTTCAATAAAGTCCTCACTCACATACGGACTGTCATAACAACTTACCGTCATCTTATTCCAACGGTGGGCGCTCTTATGAAAAGCATCATAAAAATAGCCAGTATTACGTGTGGGGTTGCCCACCATAAGGATCTTGGAACCTTCCGTAGATAACGCACCCTGCGCTACCTCAAAGATCACATCATCCACACCAGAACATTCGTCGATAACAAAAAGCAGCCTCTCGTGGTGAAAGCCTTGCAAAGCTTCTGGGTTTTCCTTCCGGCTCACCCTTGCGTGACAGCTTGAGTCCACACCCTTTACCGTGATCTTGTCACTGGTGATCTCAAGTTGGCTCTGCAAACCCTTGGGCATCTTTCTGGCCCACTTCTGGATCTCAGCCCATAACACCTGATTTAACTGATTAGCAGAGTTGGCAGTACACACAATCCGGCAAGAACGTGTAATCATGTACCACAGTATAACCCAACTCAGCAAAGCAGACTTACCAACGCCGTGTGAGGACTTCACAGCAACGCGGGGATCATCCCTGACAGCGTTTAAGGCTTGCTTCTGCCATTCTTGTGGCTCCGCACCAAGACAAGACTGCACAAAGAGCACAGGATCGCCATGAAGCTGAAGCAAAATGTCAGCAGTGGATTTAGCAGAATTTTTTTGGTGCATACGGTACTTTACATTGAAATTACCACAAGGGGGGGGGTGGTAGAAAGCGAAACCCCTGCGAAACAGACAGTGTGGGTCTGTCTCAACAGGGGTAACGAGCAGTACCAGGTTTTCGTCAAAATAAGAGAGGTACGAGCACGAGAGGTAAACTATGACTAAATGGGTAATAACCCATTGTATATTCATCTAGCAGTTATGAAGGCTTCTGTCAATATGCCTTTGTGAATATATTAGTCGGCTATGTGTGGGGGTATATACATATATACACGCCCCCGTGATTTTTTTGCAGGGGGGGGTCAACGCAATTTTGACAAGAATTTTGGCGGTCTGCCTGATTTTTTCTTAGCTTTAGGAACATTTTCTTCTATTGGTTCCGGCGTAAAATCAAAATGTTCAATTATATCAGCATCTTGTATGCTTTCGCCTTTACCCTGCTCAGGTAAATGTATTTCTTTTGCGTCTAAAATGCGGTTTGCCTCAGTTATCCGAGAGGCCACATCTTGCAAAGCTAATGCGAACTCAGAACCCGCACCAGTAACGTTTACATCTTGCGGTAAAAGCTTTGATAGCTTGGATATTGTACCGCTTGCGTCTTTCTCCAATTGATCAGCAATGAGGAAATCAACTGGTTTACCGCGTTTATCTGTAATGTGTAACGCAGAATAGATTTCTTTCCTTAATCTTGCTGTGATTTGTTGACCTGTTCCAGTACCTTTTGGACGCCCAACACTATTCTTATTTTCTTTAACCAACTGTTTTACCTCACTATTTATTTTATATTCATATAATTTATAACTAAACGAATAAAATAATCAATTAGTATATTGACAGTTTAGCCCATTTTCTTTAACGTATTCGTATCTGAATGAATTAGTGTGGAAGGAAAACAGATAATGGAACGCATAACAAACAAAATGTTAAATGGAAAAGTTGACCTATTAAATAAACTGTTAGGACAGTCAACAGAGTCTTACAGCAAGAAAGCAAACGGAGAATGGGCACCAAACCCACGAGTCTTTTATATTGGCGCTGCGTATGGCGGCTATCGTTTAGAACGCATGTGCAATTCAGGTAGCGGTGCCTCTGACATATCACCAAGAGGAACTAAACGAGAGGTCTACGACTACGTTTCAGCTTTCATTCAAGGTGTAGAGGAGTTGTCATAATGTCAAAAGCAAATGAAGCATTAAACGCGATAGCTCAAACTGTCATTACGATGATGAATGAGCATGGCACAAACTGGACAAAGCCTTGGAAAGATGCGGTTAGGGTTCACGGCCAACCAACAAGTGCAAAGAAAAGACCTTACACTGGTATTAACAGAATTAGCCTTGGATTGTCTATGGCAATCCATAGCCATAATTCACCAGTATTTGGAACTTTTAAGCAATGGAAATCTTTAGGCGCTAATGTCAAAAAAGGTTCTAAAGGTTACAAAGTAATATTTTATACAACAGTAATTGTAAAAGATAAGGACACAGACAAAGACAAGGCTTTGCCATGTGCCAAGGTTTATACTGTCTTTAATAGTGATCAAGTTGAGAATTGGAATGGATCTTGGTTAGAAGATGATATTGAAGAGTTTGACCAACAGTGGAGCAACATAAACGACGTTGACCAGTTCATTAATTCAATTGGTGCTAATATCACTTTAGATAACTCTAACAGTGCATTTTATAGACCATCAACCGACTCCATCCATATGCCAAACAAAGCACAATTTAATGATGCACAAGGTTATTATGGGACATTGTTTCATGAGCTAGTGCACTGGACAGGCCACGAGACAAGAGAAGATAGAAAGCTTAATACTCGTTTTGGTTCTGATAAATACGCATTTGAGGAATTAATAGCCGAATTAGGTGGTGCTATGCTTAGTGGCATCACTGGTGTTGAAGCTACACCAAGAGAAGATCATGCAATCTATCTTAATAATTGGATGCAGTGTTTAAAAGATGAACCAAAAGCTATCCAGAAAGCTTGCAGTCTAGCTGAGAAAGCTTCTCAATTTATTCTTAACAGTTCGTCAATAATAGTAATGAAAGAGGCAGCATAATGAAGGGAATACGTGAAAAACAAAGATTGCTTGTCCAATTATTAACGACAAAAGCTTATAAGGATGGAACGTTACGCGATAGCACAAAATTATTATTAGAAGAAACAATTGAATTTTGTGCAAAATATGAGCGCAATAGGAGGCCATTTCCTCATGATTTCCAAGGGCCAATAATGCCTAAATCAATGGAGATGCCATATCGTGATTATTTAAAAATGATTAACGGATGAAACTAATGCCTCTCTCTGAACTCATGACCATAATCAAACAAACAGCGCTCACTGATTGGGTGGGCGCAATCTTAATCTTTGCAACGTTCTTTGTTGCAATCTCAATTCTAACTTAGGTGATATAATGATCCACTTTCGTAAACCTATAGAGCTTAAACCAAGACCATACACTGCACCCATAATCTTGTTAGAACGTGCAGCAAGAGCTTTACCAAGTTCGATGGTGTGCAAGATCTTGTATAGCGTCTTAGCTGATAATGAGCGCATCCTGGCTAGTGACCTGGATAAATTAGCCAATAAGCTAGGACGCATTGCTCATGAGAGATCAAGACAATGCAAGTAAGCATCAACAGACTGACTGACTTTACCTCAGACCTTGAGCAAGAATTACCAAAGCTATCACGCGATATAATGGACGCGGCAACAAGAATTGAAAGATTAACGTTTCAAGTTGCAGCGTTAAAAACTGAAGTGACTATTTTACAAAAAGAAAAGGAAAATAAACTATGACTAATCTAACAATAGAACAAGTGCAAACAGCCTTATCTGTCTTGGATTGTGCATGTAGGTATATTGTGGAAGAACATGCAAATACCAATGGGCCAATGCAACATAAATTAAATGAACAATTTGCAAAAAATATGTTTTCTTTTTCAGATGTTCGCATCGAATTGGAAAGACAATTAGAACAGTTAATTGATGGGAGTTGGTAAACTATGGAAATAAAATTCACTTACCACGATTTAATGCAAGCAATTGAGGATAGACTCAATGTAACCTTTGACGGCGCAATAGATCTAGATGATTGCGAAACCTATCTTCACGTTGAGATAAGCGAACCAGACAGACAGCCCAAAAAGCATAAGAATGGACGTGTTATGAAAAATGAGCATGGACACCCGATATTTGAAACTGTGGGCTATAAACAACATAGTTTAAGCTTTAACGACGATAGTTATATATCGATTGATATTTATAAGTAAAACCATAGTAAAAAATCTTTCTGCCTTAACCTCTAGGCATCCCGAACACATCACCAAGTGCATCTAAGCATAAACGCAAGGCCACTATACCCCCTTTAGGATCGTGGCCTTGTTCTTTTGCCCATTCGTTAGCACTAGCTCCCTCGACAACCACCCATTGTGCGACGTCTGATAGATCTTTACCGATTGTCCTAAGTGCAGCAAGATAATCAGAAAACGCATCATGCCCTTGATCATCGTTCCCGCGTGTCCCATCCACTATATTTGCATCATAACTCGCTGTAAGCTTTTGTGCTCTCCCTGCCCTACGCCACAATGCATACAACTTCATTCCGGCCTCAAACTGGCGTCTATTGATCTGTTCACGAGAGTAATACCTATCTAGCGGTGTCTGGACCGTCACACGCATCCGTTTAGGGCTTCCTAGACGCTTATCTGTATTTTCGTAAGCGATACCTGAAGTATGCTGCAAACGCTCTCGTGTGCCAAAATCACTAGGCGTGTGGATCGGTTTCTTGCTTTTCGACATTCTCTGCCCTCAAACTTAATGCTAATGCTAAATAATTGATCGCATCCAGGATATTGTCTTCACGCCAGTTCAGATCGTTTCTACCTAGTTTGAACTCCACCATATACATCGCTACCTGACTTGCTGTTATTCTCTCGCCACGTTGCATAGTCCATCTGACTGCCAACCGTTTGAACAATTCATCAGCGTGTCCGTGTTCTCCACCACGTTGTATTAATATATCTTTGCAGTTCTCCAAAACCTGAATTGCTTCATCACTCATTTTCTAATTCCCATTTTCTCCGTTTAATCATTTCTATTTGCCATGCCTTATATTTCGTCAGATTAGGTGCGTTTAAAATCTTTCTCCGATTGGCAATTCCCTCCAACATTCCAAGACATTGAATTTCATTCACCGTAGCCAAAAAATCCTTTTCTTTTAATTCAGCAAAATCAGACGATTTTCGGGTCAAGGTTTCGGGACAGGACATGACAGTATATAAATACTGTCCTGTTGTCCTGAGATGTCCCAAAATAACCTCACCTTGTCCTAGCCGTGTCCTAGCCGTGTCCCCGAGCATGCTAAGTATATTGTTTTTATTGACTTTTTTCAGGACACCGTCTGGGACATCAGGACACAGCCACTTTAGCTTTAAAATTCTCGTGTCCTGAGCGTGTCCTAGCCCAATTTCGAACGGATATTCACCCATCACCCAAATGCCTCCAAAATAACCCCTTTTTCGAGCTTTAGAACACCCTGATCGATCATTCGTTTTATGTGTCTATTTGCTGTTCTTTGAGAACATTCTAGCTCCAATGCAACCGCTTCCTTGAGGTCAGATCTGCTTACCTCGCCGAAATCATTCATTCTATCGAATTGCTCTTTGACCACCTGTTCACCGTAGTCTGGTGATTTTTTATCCAATGGCTTATCTGGTGTCATTTCAAGCACGAGTGAACTTGTGTCCTGACCATCAGCATCAACCAAAGACATAGACAACTTCATAAACGCCAGTGGTTCGCTTTTCTCTTCATCTTTCATCTTGGTGGGTGTGAGTAATATTTTGAAATCACCCCATTGTTCCACCCGATATTCAGAGTCCAACGAGCCATGCAAAGCGTACCCACCACGCCCTCTATCTTTATTCTGGTGGCCTATATGGTGAACGATCATCACAGTGGCTTGATAGCGGTCCTTGAGCCTGTCACAGACTTGGACATAAGCCATCATATTTTGGTTATTTTCCTCGCCCTCAAGTGTTCTACTGAGTGTGTCGAGTACAATGAGGTTGAGCTTGCCTATTTGCTCTTGGAGGGCGTCTAGCTCGTTGCATAGGTGTAGTTCACTGTCTGGATCGTTCAGGATTACACTACGATTGCTTTTGGCGAATGGTACGCCTGTTAGGTCTTGTTTGAAGTTCTTGCACCAAGCTGCGACACGTTTAGCGAACCCTGCATGCCCTTCCCCTGCGATATAGGCAACGCTACCTTTTTGCACCTCAAGTTCATGGTATGGTTTGCCTGTGGCGATACACAGCGCCATATCAAGGGCAACAAAAGTTTTGCCTGACCCTGCTGCACCAAAGATCATGGTGAGTGAGTTATCTTCTATTACGTCTTTGATCATCCACTTGGTTGCGGTCATGCGTAGATCGCTCACCATCGTGAACAGTGTGTCTGGTTTTTTAACTGAGGTGAGGCTTTTGTAGACTGCCTCTATGCCTAATTCTTGGTGAAGATCGTTAAAATCTTGGCCTTTTTTAGGTGGCACGACATAGGGTAGCTTGGTTTTCTTTGCCGCTTGGATACCTTTTTCATCGTTATCAGCCGCTACAATGAGTTCAAACTGAGGAAACGCCGTTTGTAGCTTGCTGCATAGTAGCGGTAGGTTTCCAGAGTCTAACCCAAATATACACGCACATCCTGTCATGGCTATACTTGCGGAAGTTGCCCATCCTTCGGCTACATAGGTGCGTCCTTTGGTAAGCTTGCCACACACACCGAAAACACCTTCTGCCTTATTTAAGCCAGTGCTAAATAGTTTCTTTCCATCTGGTGAGATTGTTTGTTCACCCACACGTTGTCTGTGTATGTTAAACAGTGGAATGACTACGTTGTTACCAACAAGTTGAGCGCCTAAGAGATCAACGCCTTTTTTCTCGTGATATGGCCTAGTATCTTCCACGTTAAATTCTTCTTT